TTAGATTTTGCAATTGCTTGCACGCTGATTTGTTGCCTTTCTGGGTCGGGTTTGAACTTTACAGTAATTGTCAAACTCCGTTCTTTTGTCGGATTCGTATTTACGTCAAGTATATTATCCATAATTCTTGACATCTCATAATCTACACGCTCCTTAATTGCGCCCCTCGCCATGTCCAAAATAGATTGTTTGTTGGTTGGTTCTGACATTTTTATTCCTCCATTATTGATTTATAAAGAAAGCTGCCCTTCTAGCTGGCTTTTCTTTGCTTGACAAATGCCGCATATGTCTTCTTACAGGAATCGACTTATTTTTAGTTAGTCTTGCAACAAGTTTATATACTGGTTCATCGTTAATTTCCGTTGCTCGTTGGCGATGCTCGGATTCTCTAATATAGGACATTAATTCTCCTATGTCAGATGTTTTCCAATATCCCTTTGCAGACGATGATGAAATGATCGCTTCCCCTCTTAATGTGATCCTCCTGTTTGCGCGCTTTATCTCTGCTCGGATTGTCCGATCTGGTAATCCTGTAATTCTATGGAGATCAGCACGTGATATTGCGTTTTCCCGCCCCTCCGGGATAAAATCTTCTATGTTCATAGCTTCACCGATCAAAACGGAAGATCATCGGAAGGAACCTCTTCGAATTCGTCGCTTTCAACGTCCGGGGCCTTGTGAGGTTCATCGGTTTTTTTATCTCGCTTTGGTTCAGCAAAATGGACATTGCTTGCAAAGACTTTAAAATCCTTGCGTTTGTGCCCCTCTTTGTCCGTGTACGTACGGGTCTGAATCGACCCTTGTACAGCAACCAACTGTCCCTTGCGGAAGTATTTGCATACAAAATCCGCTGTGTTGCGCCAGGCAACAATATCAATAAAATCGGTCTGCCGGTCAGTGGCAGATTTCGCATACGAACGATCTACAGCGAGTGTAAAACTCGTCACAGAAATGTCACTATCAGTACGGCGTAATTCCGGGTCTGCCACAAGCCGCCCCATAATGATCGCTGTGTTTAACATCTAAAGTCACCTCATTTTTTAAAGATTAGAGCGCTTTCGTCCCATTGGGGATAGCAATGCTCTAAGTATGCTTTGATCTCCGCCTTAGTCTGTTCTCTGCCTGCTCCATTGTCATAGCGTGTATGGCAATCCAGACAGAGAGTGACAACATTCTGCTCAATTCCTAAGCCGCCTTGTGATCTAGGGATGTAATGGGCATTAGGCATGGCATATGGTGACCCACATAGGATGCAGCAATGACCATCCCTTTTCCATACTTTGTCCTTAACTTTTGGAGATATATCAAGGGCTTTTGTCCGCTTGTGCATCGCTCCACCTCGACTTTAAAAGTGCCAGCTCGTCCGGTGTCTTAGTCTCGATTCCAACTGCCTGGCAGTCTTGAACAACATTATCTATCAACCTGCTCATTTGCTTACTGTCATACGTAGACGAGCCATAATAGAGGATTACGTTTGTGCAGCCCTCTATCTTACTAGGCATGGTCTCTGCCATCCAGCCAAGCCCGTTATGCCTCCATCCGTCACAGAGCTTGTCTGCGCCCTCTGTTGGTACACAAACATATTCTGTGTTGCCACCTATGCCTCTAATGGCCTCTCGGTATATATCTATCTTCGGTATCCCCGTTTCTTCAGCCAGGCGGTCACAGAGTACCCAAAAATAAGCGTTTGCGTCGAGTGATCTGCGGTGACGCTTGATCTTAATATCCGCTATGTATTCTTTCCCGGCTTTGATCGCGTTGCAAAATGCACGCGCTTTTTTTGGGATAAGTACCCGCAGACATAGCCATACGCCTTTATCGTCTTGCTGCCATCTAGCGGTATCAAATTCAAGCGTTGGCATCTGGTATACCTCTAAGTTTTGCCAACACATAATCCACATGTTGTTGAGTCAGATCATTTATGGATTTTGGTGCATCTGCAAAAGCTTTTTTTACTGTGGACAAAATAGCGGTTAGACTTTTCCCCGTTCTCTTCGCTTCGTCCAGCAACATGGTTAAGTCAACTTTAGGACTCTGACTATCTGGGAAACAATCTCCAAAAGTAAAAACTGTGCGGGATGGTTTTGTTCGCTCTATAGTGAGTGCAACAATTTTTTTGTTATCAATGCGCATATAAGAGACTTTAAATCTGGTTTTAAGTTTCCCAAAGTCATCTACATCAAAATTTGCATTTCCATCTTTCGCTGTACTTTTAATAAAGATAGGCGGTGCAGTATATAGCTCTCTTCCAATTCCCCAATTGACACAAGCTCTTTTAAAACTGTCGCTTGCTTCTCCTTTCTCCGCCTCTGTCCTACTTTCAGCCCCACAATCTGCTTTCCAAATCCAACGATCCGGCGCCTGCTTATCCGTGTAGTTAGTGTTGATCCCAACCTTGCAATAGAGATTCCCTTTGCACTCAAAGTGATCTCTTTGCCAGTTCTCCGGCCCCACCGTTTCATCGAGGATAGACATGTCGCATCGTGCGTCCTTATACAAAAGCAAGGTGAGCCATTCGCCATTCTTTCCAGTTGCCCCGACACGTACTTCCACCTCATCGGATTTAAGATCGCGGAATTTAATCACGATACTTTCCCCCTTACAAACTCGTCCCAATCTTCCGACTGGATACAAAATTCCCTACGCTCGTTATCGTAATATTCATCCATGCCAGGGTTAAGTTTCTCTGCTTGCTCCCTTTCTTTCTCGTAATCTGCGATTAGCGCCGGAAGGATTACTTTTTCGATCTTTTCCCGCCTCTCCCCATCAGTTAGCGCTTGGAAACGCCAATCGGTAAAAAAGGCAACAGCATTTTGATCTATGTATTCATCGCCATACTGAGGGTAAAACTTTGCGCTGTACTCACGCCAACATCCAGGACAAACCGCTGTCAAACCGTCAAAATATAACTCCGATAAAGGGTATATCTCATGACAACAAGAGCACTCTCCTGCCTCGCTGTCAGGTAGTAATACGTCCGGTCCCTCGCTCATATCATACTGATGTTGAGCAAATTCCATGTAATCATACATTTGACTTTCTCCTTTCTCCGCTCTATAATAAGAGTGGTCTATTTCTTTTGTGCCGCTGTCAGAGGTCGTGACTCTGGCGGCGGCTTTTCTTATGCACCCTCAATTTTCCAATGATTTTTGGTGGGGCGCGAGTTTTGTGGTAATCTGTTTTTATCTATTACCTCCTTACGATAGGCGTTTAATGACCGCTCTATCATTTGTTGTTGCCACCTATGTACTCTTGCGCAATTGCTTTGTAAAAAGCAGCCGTGCTTACTGTATAGGCGGCATGTGACACATGGTTCCAAGCTGCCCTCCATGCAGAGGATATGGGTTGAACTCAATTTGCTCATGACCCCCTCTCCGTCAGTCTCGGATTACTACCCCGGCTCCAATCATTATCCCTTCGACCATTGCCAATGTAAGGGCTATCCATACCGATATTTCCCCTGCGCATGCCGCTGGAATGGTCAATAATGCTGCTATGAGGCCACCATAAAATAGCACTCTACCCAGGTGTTGCAGCCGATCCTCTGTGTGTCTATTTGTCTTGTCCATCGTTTTTATATTCTCCCTATCTTTCTTCTGGATGTCTCCTTGATTTAGTTCTTCTCCGCTTAAAAATTTTCTGAAATGAGATCGTTTAACGGAATATGTAATTTCTTACTGATTCGACGTAACTCTTTCAGGCGGAAATCGCCAGGACTTTTGTATCGGTTATACAATGTTGCTCGATCCATTCTCGCGGACAAAGCTAGTTCTTGACTGCTTATACCAGTCATTTCCATTCCATATTTTATCTTTGCTACAATGGAGCGGTCATCTTTATCATTTTCGGGTTCCCTGAGTTTCGGCATTTTTAGTCACCTCCTTACGCTGGTTTCTTTTTGGGCGGATTTTTATTGTTCCATCAGGGGGATAACTCCATCCTTTTTAAGCAGATCATAGATAAACAGCCGCCCCTTTTGTGTCCAGTAGGTATGTAATCTGCTATGCTGTTGACCATCATCACCGCTGTATGTATGTGTCTTAGATCGTGTATATCCTTGCTCCGCATATTTTTGGTAAAGTAGCCATATTCCAGATTGCTTGTATTGCACACCTTTATCATGTAATAAATTGTTCAGCCATTTCGCAGACTTTCCGTAATCTTTCGCAATTTCGCTGGCAGATAAAGCGTCCTTTGTTTGCAGTACTACATCGTAGTAGCTGACTTTGGGGCTGTATTCTGCAATTAATTGTTTTTGTTGGGCGTTTTCAGTTTCTAAAACCTGTAGTTTTTGATTTGCAATTTGTAAAGCCCGTGCCATAACTTTTTCCGGGCTGTTCCAGTCCTTTTCTAGCTGAAGGAAATATTGTCGGGCCTGTTTACCGCGATCGTTGCGCTGAAGCATACATATTTCTTTCGCCATGTCGATGGTGAGTTGGGCATCATCAATCATACGGGAAACCATGCGATTTCCTTCTTGGCGAACCTGCTCATTTTTGAGCGGGTTGAAATCCGTACCTTCTGAAAATCCATAATCACACATGCGCGGGAACCAATCTTTGTATGCAGTTTTTACTTCCAAAAAATCATGCAGTTCTCTTGCGGATACTGTTGGCCTATCGTTGTCGTAAGATACTTTGATTAAACTGTCCATATGGCGCTCCTTTCTATGCGGGTTTCTTTTTAGGTGGATTGCTGCCTTTTATGCCATATCGTTCAATGGCATCTGCAATCCCCTCGCCGTACGCTAAAAAGCTATCCTTCCCACGCTCGTCAAGCTGTGGAATGATGCGTCCGAAGGTTTCAAGGATTTTCTTCTCTTTTTCGGTCATTGTGGTTTCACCTCGCTTTCTTTTGTTGATTGTGAGACTATTATAGATCGTATAATCACATTTGTCAAGGCTTTTTTGTGATCTTTCGACTTTTTGTTGACATAGCGACTTTTTGATGCTATCATTAAAAGCAGAAAGGAGGAAGGCCATTGAACGAGCGTATTAAAAAACTGCGTAAAGCTTTAGACTTAACGCAACAAGAATTCGCTGACCGAATTGGTGTAAAACGAAATACTGTCGCAACCTATGAAATCGGTAGAAATGAGCCTATAGATGCTGTTATAGCTCTTATTTGCCGTGAGTTTAATGTGAATGAAGATTGGCTCCGTACCGGCAATGGCGAAATGTTTATAGAAATGTCCAGAGACGAAGAAATCGCCGCCTTTGTGGGAAAAACGCTAAGTACAGAATCCGATACTTTTAAAAAGCGTTTTATTTCTATGCTTTCTCGACTCAGCGAATCGGATTGGGAAGTTCTTGAACGTATGGTTATGGATATAAAAAAAGACTGAACTTTTCAGTTCAGTCTTATCCAAAAAGTGGTGTGGATTGAAATAAATTAGTTTAAAAGTGACCGTATAAATTGATATATGATCTGTAATTGTTTATCGGTTGCCTGTGTTAAAAGATGCATTATCTTATCCAACATTATGTAATCCTCCCTGCTTCTCGTACTTGCAATTCGAATCCTAAAAGTAGCATTATTATAATAGTACAATTGTTCGATATTTGCAAGCCCTGTGTAAATATTTCACTTGCTGGTCAAGTGTTTCTACCTATGTTACAACTGAGGGTGCAAAAGTGGGACATGTAAAATATACCAAAAATAAAAAACGCCTTACCCTGCGCCAACAGAGTAAGGCGAATGACCATCAGCACCAGGCCAATGGTATGATATAGAACCACATCCATATTGTACCTGTTTCGGCCTGGGAAATCAAGTCCCGGGCATTTTTATGCCCATTTTTAAGGAGGTACAACATGGCGAAAGCAAAAAAACTTCCTAGCGGTAATTGGAGGACCCTTGTATATACTGGTAATGACCGCAACGGAAAAAGGCAGTACAAGTCCTTTACAGCGCCGACGAAAAAAGCAGCAGAATATGCAGCAGCAGAATATGTCCTTAACCGTAAGATGGACAACCAAGCAGAAAATTTGTCGTTTCAAAAGGCATCGGATCGCTATATAGAATCGAAATCTAATCTTTTATCCCCGTCTACTCTACGGGGATATAGAATTATGCAGCGCAATGCCTATCCCCTGCTTTTAGATCAGCCTCTTGGAAAATTGGCCGTAAACGATTTAATACAGCGACAGATGAATGAGAATGCTGCAGTATATTCTGCTAAAAGCCTATTAAACCAATTTGGATTTATCACTGCTGTGATGAGATATTTTAAATACAATATCGATTCCAAAGGTATCACTCTAAAACCTCCAGAGGACCGTCCTATACCAGTCCCCACCAAAAGAGATGCAGAGCAGATTGTCAAACTTTTACAGCAGGCTCCAGAAATCGAATGCCAGGTTTTGCTCGCATTGACTTGTAGTCTGCGGCAAAGTGAGATTGCCGCAATAACCCCTTTCGATGTCAATGGTCGTGTTATCCGCGTACACGGCGCTCGAATACCTAATGAAAATAATAAACTGGTTTATAAGGAAACAAATAAATCAAAAGCCGGAACGCGAACTGTTATTATGCCGGATTATCTTGCAGCAAAAATGGCCCGTCGTTGTTTGGAGGTCAAAGAAGGATGGTTATTCCATACCACACCAGGTCAAGTATTATACCGCTTCAAAAAACTTTTGAAAGCCAATAAAATGCCTTTGTATACCATTCATTCTCTGCGCCATTGTTTTGCCGCAATAATGCACGCTCAACATGTCCCCGACAAATACGTCATGGAAATGGGAGGATGGTCGAGTGATTATGTCTTAAAAAAGGTGTATCAATACACATTCGCAGAAGAGGCAGCAAAAGCGAAAAAAGAGGCTAACGATTATTTTGACGGGCTTTTGAAGAAGTGA